TCATGACTTTTGTAGATAAGACCTGATATCATCATAGAATTCCGAATCAAAAGGTTGAAGGTTAGAATAAAAGAATCTGACTTTAATATCCGATTTGATGAGGTTCGAATTTACAGAGTTAAGATAATACTTCAGTTCAGCCAGTTCTGCAAACAACCATTCATGTTTTTTTTGTATCCAGATACATAAGAAAGGGCATTTCTTACCTGTTCCGTCAATTCGGACCAAGTCCGAATTACACCTTCTGTTGTCTTTAAATAATTCATATTGGATACACTCCTGCTGTGTGCCTTCTTTTTTTAGAGGATTGCTGCTGCTGTTACATAGTCCTTTAGTGGCACGGATATTCAAGCAAGGTTCTTCATTTACAGCCATCGCAGCCATAATTTCAGTATTCAAGAAGATGTCCACATAAATATTTTCCTCAATCGGGTGTTCGTCCAATGGAACACCTTTTATCGGATTAAACTCGACATCCAATTTATATCCGTCCGATATGAGATGCGAAATCCAGTGAAACCGGGAAAGAAGGCTCATTTGAGACCGGTTCTGCTTCAGAAGATAGTAGTCTATTCTATCATTTGCCAGATCCAACAAATCAGCCATACGTTTAAGAATCATCATATATTTAATACTGACCAACTCTTCCTTTGCCTCAGACTTCAGGCTATACACGTGTATGCTATCCCAACCATGACTTTCTGAAACTTTTGCAATCGTATCAGCTTCAACTTCTGAAAGATGAGACAAGATTCCTTTCTGCCAACTTCGGATGTATTTAGCGCTGTCTTGCGGATGGGTACTTCTGACCTTGTTCTCAAAAAAATTGAAAACCTTCTGAAAAGCTTCTACTTGCAATCTACCGATTTTTTTCCGTAATTGAAATATTTCTGCTAGAGAAAAATGGTCTTCTTTAAAAGTCCTAGTGACATCATTCTCTATCTTTAACATTTCATCCATCCATTGACTGATTAACACTTCTGAATCCGGATTTGATTCATTGAAAGACGCTATATTCGGATGAATCACCATACTGATGTCATGCAGATAACAAGCCTGGAATAACAAGAAATAATCCGTTGATTTTATGTTTAAAAAATCAATGTTGTTAACCATTCTCACCACATTCTTAATCAGATTAATGGCATGCTCATGGTTGTGAAGCGTGTAAGCGTTCAGAAACTTAGAACCATTATGCCACAAACTTTTCACAAGCCGATGCGTCTGGATGAGCCGGTCTATTTTCATCGGATCTTGTACTCGTTGCCTGAAAATAGTCAAAGCTTCTAAGATACCCACGTCAATTTCCATCTTTTCATTCACGTCCTTATAATCTAATTGCTGTAGGAAGTGAAAGAAATCCTCACAATTGCATTTTCGGTTCCTTAGAATGGATAAAATACGTAATTCATAATATCTTACCGGTTTCAGATCCGTATGTAAGATAGTTAGGCTGTCTTCAACCCTGATTCTGCAAGCCAGCGAAAAGCAGCAGTTAAGTATTTTCCGTTTGAATTCCGATGAATTGATAAAAATAAAGTCCACCCAATCAGGTAATTCAATCCAACATTCTTTCTTCTTTTTCTCCTTATCCTTATTCTCCTCTGCTGGAAGAAATGTTTGTTTTCCCCAAAAACCTTTTTCGTTTATAGTATGATCTTGATAGATTGCATCCAAGAACACCTCAATATTCTGAAAAGGGAAAGTGCGTAAAAGTAATTGCTTCAAGGAAGCATAGCTATCTGTTTGTTGCAGAAAATGGGTTTGTTCCAATAATTCAGTAGTCTTATAGTAATACAGCGCTTTGAAATTGCGCTGATTCGGACAGTTATAGCTTGCTAATTTCTTATCAAATGATTGGATATTGTGACAGAACTCCTTTAAATCATCGGAAGTCATTGCCTTGGCAAACATTCCTATTTCAGCCTGGAAGATTTCCTCCTCAAATTTATTAAATATTTCTTTGACGGCTTTGTCTTGATTTTCATTTGCCTCCATACCCAATGTCGTGATATGGAAATGATCATAAAACTCTGCTTTCATGGACTCATCAAACTGACCATTGATGATAAGTTTCAATTTCCGTTGCCGATAAATGAAATATTTCAAATATCTGGATAGCCATTTTATTCGGGTTTCGCCCCATTGCTTTTTATTAGGGTCCTCTTCTTGTTTCTTTTTTACCTCTAAAAGTTGGTTTTCTACTACCGTTTGGAGTGCATTGAGTTTCTTCAGGGATACATGTTCGTCCACTTCATCAATATTTCCATGTATCCAACCTCCCATTGAGACAGGTCGTTGCACCAGGAAGAGCCCTTCCATTCCGTTAAACGCCTCTTCAATGGTACAGATTGTACTTTTCTCGTCTTCATGAAATTTTATTTGGTAGTTAATTTTTTTCTGAAAATCCAGGTAAACTTGATTCAACTCCGGCTGTTCGTCACACTTGGCCGGTGATTCCTTGATAGTATTGTTTAGTCTAGTTATCAGTGCTTTAAAATTTCCTTGGTTAATCCCTTTAGCAAAAATAACCGAGTCATCCACATAAAAATAGGCATCTGATTGTTTCAACTCTTCGGTTGATGCCATTTTGTCCGCAATGTCAATCATACATAGATTCCCGAAGAAATAAGATTGAGGCAATCCCTGAGCAATTCCCCTGTTCATGAAAACCTCCTTAAAAGACGTCGTGTCCGTATTCGGATAATAAACATCCATCCACCCTCTCAGAGAATCTTCCTGAATCTTGAAATAGAGCAGTTTTACAATGGCTATCTTCAAGGTTCCCAAATCGTTCTTATCGGGATATTTAGGAATTAATAGATTCAGGATGAAATGATACATCCTGGCCGGGTCTATGGAAGGAAAGAAATCTGCTAAATCAAGGTTGATTACCGTATCATATTCTCGTGTCTTTAAATATTCCCGGCTCTTGTCTTGGATAATTTTAGAATATTGTCGATACTTTTCTGTCCAGTTCATAAAAAGACTATCTACACTTTCACTCGGCATATTACCAAAAAAATTATGTGGAATCATCCTTGAAAGCTCCGATTTGTTCCGCACGCCTTTACTGTCATCAAACATCAGTGGAATCAGTAAAGCGGCCATACAGATTTGGTCAATCAGACTTGCAGTATGTAGCGGTCTGTAAGTAACTACCTGTTTTCCGTTTTCTTCTTTTAGTTTCTTTATCTTATAGTATACTGAAACGGTAAAAAAATCATCATCTTCTTCGTTCAGTATCTTCTTTAATTTCTCCTGGCATTTCTCTATAACGTTCTTGATTGTTCCGTCAAAGTCAAATTTATCCTTCAGCAGATAATAGCACTTCAGATCCTCTACCGATAGAAGATTTTGCTCACAGATGTAGGAATCCAGTGCATAAATAGCCTTGTAAATGTTCCGTCGGTGCGTGATAGTATCAAATAGACTCATGTTAATTCTGTTTTAAGGTTGCATTATATTTCTTTTTTAATGATTCAACGAGGTCGTTAAACCAATTAACAGCTTTGTATAAACCACTATCTTTGCCTTTCCCGTCACCTTGACCAGATACCATAAGCTGAGTTTTTTGTTTCTTTCCTTCACATAAGTACAAACCAAAATGATAGTGGTAGTTTCCTGTCCGTTTTTTAAATATGGTATTGAAACTGTCTAGATTGAGAGAGGCACTGATGATGGTATCTTTACATAAGAATAAGCGTAAAATACCATCAAATTCTAGTTCTACACATTGTTCCGTTATAAAGCCCTGTAGAGCGGTTACGTCTCTCACTACCTGATCCAGAAAGCTACACCAACCATTCAGAATCTGGTCAAAAAAATCTATCTGTTGCTCAAAAAATCCAAAGTTATAATGGAAATTCTTATTGGCCGTAATGAAAAAGTGCAGTCCTGTCATGTAGTCGAAGTTCGCATTTTTCCTCATCGAAATCTGTTCTTCCAGCATTGGATCAAAAAGCATCAGTGAAAACAATTCTTTCTGAGCTAGATACCGGGATTCATATTTGGTATATCCCTTTTCGTCTTGTGGATTTCCATTGGCTTGGGGCTCATCCTCAGCTGGAGCCTGTTCTAGCTCGATAAAGCTGATTTCAATGAGCCGGCTCAGCATCTCTCTGGAAAACTCTTTGAGTGAAGGCTGAATGACGTTTCTTTCCAATTTATCTTTTTCCATCGCCTTTTATTTTTTTAAGTATAGATAATATGCAGAATAATCCTTGAACAGCGCAGGAATCGTTGCGCATTTCAGACGGCATCCGTATCTAAGCAGGCTACGGTGTAAGTGATAGAAAGCACTTATTCCAGCTTTATCATTATCATGGACCATCACCAAATCAAATCCAGATAATTTATCTAGTTCCGTTTCCGGGATAGTCGTTGCACTTTGAATGGCAACAGCAGGATATCCTGCCGATAGCATAGCCAGACAGTCAGTAATTCCCTCCATTATATATAATTTGCTTCCTTCTTGCAACTTAGCTAGTAAAACCATATTGTAAAGCTGTTTACGTGAATTGCACAGCATTTTGAACCGAGGTATATTTTCGTTTGTGCCCAAGTAGCGAGATTGTAAAGCCACCAGTTTGCCTGTTCTGTCAAAATACGGTATCAGTAACGAAGGAATATTGATGGTTAATTGTATCTTGTTGTTGTCTCTTTTTAACATTTTACATTTAATTAAACGCTCTTCACCAAAGGTATTCATTAGAATCTCTTTCATTTCTGTCGAATCTTCTACCGATTTGATTTTCATCTTTTCCACCACTTGGGCCGACAGTTTCCTTTCCGTAAAAAGAAACTCCTTTCCTTTGGCTTCCAAATCAGCTAGGTTTATGATGGCCGAAGCCACGTCACCATCAAAATCAGGCCTACTTTCTTCCCTGTCGATAACAAGAGTTCTTCTGTGTCTGAGTTTAGGTCTCTTTTTTGTGTTTTTCAGGTTAGTTGAAGGCATGTAAATATGGTATTGTTCGCAAAGCCACGTACACGCTTCTACAAACGAAAGATTACATTTTTCTTCCACCAGAGAGATAGCATCCCCACCTTTATCGCAAGCAAAACATTTCCATAAATTGTTCTTAAAGGCAAGGCTGGGCCTTTTGTCCTGATGCATAAAGCAATGAGCCTGATGCATATTGACTTCCAATCCTAGTCTTCTAGCCACATCCTCACAATTCAGTTCGTGCAGTTTTTTTATTGTTTCAGGAGAAATCATAGAAACCTTTTGATTTTAAAATTATCTAGATATTTATCATTTTTTTCTTTAAATTGAGACATCCTTTCAGCGTGGACTTTTTTAGTTAATCACACATAACTCTTTATTTGATAATTTCTATATTTAACGTAAGTTCAATATAAACGAATAAATATTTCATTGAAAATTAGAAATATAACAACAAAAAGTGTTAAATCTATAGTACTCAATTATAACATTTAAACGATTACTGTTATGTTCTCAAAATTTAAAATTACAGAATTTTTTTGTATGGCCGATAATTTTTGCAAGGAATTTGTATTGCAGTAGGGAAAATATATGATTGAAGACAAGAGGGCTAGGCATCATACCAAGAATACAGAGACTTATGGAGAAAATGAAAATGGCCATTAGGGTGGTCGCAATCCCCATATTATATAAGCGAAGTCGCATTCTCCATTCTACGAGAAACCTGTTATATAGCATGCTAAACAATTCATAATTTATGGATTGTGCAATAGATTCAGGTTGTGTACCCTATTGTGAAGCATGAACTGTTTCAGATTGGGCCTCTATTTCAGATTTTGGTTCTGTGCTATTGTTCATGATTTATTGATATTTGTAGGTAGCTTATATTTTAACATTATCTATCCCCTCCGGTTATTCAGGTACTATTACACCATCTTCTTGAAGCTACAGGGAAGTGTTTCATAAAGTGTGTCCGAGGTAAATTTACCCAAGGAGTGATGTACAAATTTAATTTTTTATCTTGTATCAAAATCGTTGATTTTGTGATGATGCCGGACGAAAAAATGGGCTTTGTTGAGGAGTGGTGCGTTAGCAATATAAAGGTGTCTGGGAGTCGTTATGCAAGTGTGTTTTTTACTACTTAGCAGACACACTTTGGGGAGCAATATCCAATCGCAAAATTACAACTAGACTATATAAAGTAAGAATTAACTGAAGTACATCTTGAGTACATATTATAACAACATGAGGGTGCACTTCAAAATGTACATTTTGAAGTGCACCCTCTTTCCCATAAATAGAACTGGATGTCAGAACGCTTCTTTCCGGTTCTTTTCCAGCAGTCGTACGATATCGCTTTCCCGGTATAGGATTTTTCCTCCTATCTGGTAATAAGGCAATATGCCGTAGCGTCTGTAGTCCAGCAGCGTACGCTTGCTCAGCTTGAGTTTTCCGGCCAGTTCCGTATCTGTCAGGTAGTTTTCCCCGTCCAATAAGTGCCGATTGTCCGCCTGCAAATGGTCTATGAGGTCCGATATCCTTTTCATTTCATCGAAGAAATGAAGCACTTCCTTGTCTGATTTGGTAATGATTGTTCCCATAAAATGTTCTTTTTGGTTTGAAACAAAGATATCCGCATTCTCATGCCGCTGCAAACCGCCGGAGCTTGTTGTCATCAGATTTCATTAAATGTCATCAGATTTCATCGGACCGGATTCCGACTTCCAGTCCTTCAGCTTGTTCTTTAATACCTTCATGTCCTCCGTGACTTTCCTGTACGTGATTCTGGCATAGGCTTGTGTGACCTTCAGATTGGTATGTCCGAGCATTTTGGAAAGCGTTTCTATCGGAAGCCCGTTTTCCAGACAGACAGTCACGGCAAACGTGTGCCTGGCTACATGAACGGTGAGCCGTTTGTTCACCCGACATAGGGTGGCTATCTCTTTCAGGAACTCATTCATCTTCTGATTCGACGGAATCGGGAAACAGGGACCTTCAGGATTTTCCGGATTCCAGTCCTTGTATTTCTCCAGAATGACAAGTGCGGGTTCCAGAAGCGGAACATTGCAGGTACAGCTTTCCTTATGAGTAGTAATCTTTACGCGGGCCTTGTGTATCCACAGTTTCCCCTCATTGTCCTTGTAAAGATGTGCCGGGCACAAGGTCTTCACATCAATGTATGACAGGCCGGTCAGACAACAGAACAGGAAAAAATCCTTCACGGTGTTCAGACGTGTCGTGGAAAAGTCCTTCTCCATAATCCGTTTCAGTTCTTCCAGGGTCAGGAACGTAGGACACGTTTCTTCCTTCCGAAACAGACGCTTTCGTTTTCCGGCCAACGGGTCCAGTTCCAGCCATCCGTTTTCCCGGGCCAGTCCGAGAAATTTGCGGAAACAGCTCATATACTTGGTCAGGGTATTCTGGGAAAGCTTGCGTACCGTTCTCAGATGCATCTCAAACCGGTCAATGAATTCCCCATTCAGTTCATGAAATGTAATGTCCTCTTTCCTGTAGAAATTCTTGATGACTGTCTGCAACGATTCATAACAGTTGTTATAACGTGAAATGGTGGAGGGCTGGTACTCCGTACCAATCAGGGAAGTCCAGTCATCAATACATTTCCGCATGGTCTGCAAAACCAGATGTCGTTCCTCTTTAGAGAATAACTTTATCAGAAGATTCTTTGGGGTAATCAGGGCTTCCCGACAGAGAAGTTCCTTGTGAATCTGATACAGCCTTACTTTTAATGCCTCAATATAGCTGTTTAGCTCCGTTGAACTCCGGTCTTTTCCTTTGCTGCGTTCCTTCACATTGTCCCATAACTTCAACGGAACAGAACGTTGAATCCGGACTTCATCCTGCTGGCCATCTATAGTTACTCGAAGAATAATCGGCGCCTCACCATTCTTTAACAACCTGCTCTTCAAAACGAAGAACAGCACTCTTAGTGTGTTCTGTTTCATACTCCTTTGTTTTTAGTGTTACAAACTTAGTTTTTATGGAACAAAACAAACCTACGTAAAAATATGAAAATCAGCGAAATGTAATACATTTTAGTTGCATTTTTTTGAGGTCTGAAAAAAGCAACCATTTTTGCACCTGACTTACTTCGCAAAACCACCATATTCTGCTTCCGCCCGGAAACGAAAAAAGCCCTGATTCTGTTGTGAATCAGAGCTTTTCCTAATTTTGCTTTGTAAGCTTGCGGTGCGTACGGAACTAACACATTTTACTATCATACTGATAATCAGTAAAATACTTGTTAAAAATATATTAATGGTATCATATTTATATCATCTCCGCTTATTTTCTTCTATAATTTTATGCAAAGCTTCTATTTGCATCATTGCACCCTCATAAGCCGCTTTATAATTGACATTCGCATCAATATCCGTCTCAATCATATTCCCTTTGCCAGTACAAAGCCACTTCACATTCAATTCCGGGAACTTATCCACAATACGAGCTATTATATCAGTTCCAATAGCCCCCTTCCCGTTCCTTATGGAGTTATAGATGTATCTATTTGACAATTCACAATAAGCCTCAAACGAGTTCTCACCTTTGACAACTCCCTTATCACGTGCATACCTTGCAAATTTTCGTAATCTGTCAATAGCCCTTTCTTCCATATCAAATAATCTTTTGACTTATTATGCGTAATGCTTGCCACATCCCCCTTATTTCTCTTCTCTCGACATCTAACTGGCCATGCTTGGGGTTATCAGCCTTTAAAGTCAGCACATTATCCAAGAAAAGACTGTTTTTCAATATCCGCTTGACTGAAAGCGTTTTCCCATACACAATACTCACAACTCCTGACGCGCTTTCCCACAAACCTTCTTCTATTTTGCGAGCAAGAATTTTAGCTCCGTCCGGTATAGTTGGCTCCATGCTGTCACCACGTACTTGAAAGACCATATAAGAATCATCAAGCACTTCACCTTCTTCCGGCATGACACCATAAGAATCAATTTCATAAGCTGTGTTATATAAGCTTTCGACAAATGAAGCCGCAGCATCTATCGGAACATATTTTACTTTTACAAGAATATCTTGAAGATAAGGAGCTACTTTACTAATCGTAGAGTCTGATTGCATTCTCGCATTTTTCAGAGCATCCCTAATATCCTTCTCCGAAGGTTCTATCTGTCCTGATGGAGTCTTTGCAAACAAACCTTCTCCAGTATATAGCCATGCTCTGCTCACATCATACTTCTCACAAAAAGCATCAATTGTTTTTTTACTTGGTAACTGAATCCCTTTTTTTATACTGGTAAGAGTTGATTCACTGGATATAATATTGTCTTTCTTCAATTTATACCCACTCAAACCACAATATGAAATTGCTTGCAAAAACCTTTTTGAGAGATCACTCAATTTTTTATCGTCAACTTCTTGCATACTTCGTAAATTAAGTAGTATATTTGCATCCGTAATAGTAGCAGTATTACCACATAAATTGATTAAACATCCTATTTGGAGTTTATATATAGAAATCCGTAAATAGCTGCTACCTATTTGCGGATTTTCTTTTTCTCCACATTGTGTAATCGGCGGTAGGCCGCATAGCGGAGAGACAGAGGGTTACACTCTTACAACTCAATACTGCGAAGGGCGTGCGATATTGAGAGGCAAACGAAACCGGGATGCCTGCACAGCTACAAGTAAGCGAAAAATCCGGGAAGTCGGGTAACTTGTTAATGCCCGGCCAGCTAAGAACGGCGTACTTATACGAACGAGACATTTCTTATGCTGCATATAGCAAAAACGGGAAACCGTCTAAGGGCTAACTATGCAGCAATCCAGCACCTTACCGAATGAGATCGTCTTTTACTTCTTCAATTATTACAATACTAATAGAACGACATTACTTTTTTTCAGAAAGCTTTCTTTTTACGCAAACCTCACTTGTATAACATTTTATAAACCAACAATTTACATTAAAACATGTTTTATAACATACGAAATACTACAAATTTTAAGAAGTATTTTATTGTACTTCTGAAAATATGAAGTATATTTGCAACGTCAAACAAACAAAGAGTGTAAGTTTGAACAACAAGAAAGCTGGCGACTTCAAAAGCCACTTACTACATATCTCATTGGCAAATGTAGTTGTTAGCTTTCTTTTATGCAAATTTTTTGTGGAAAATTTAAGTATAAAATAGAAAATAATATGAAAGTAACAAAGAAAGATATTCTAAGCATTAAAGCTGGTTCTTCCAAAGTAATGCAGCTGGATTCTTACAAGGATTGCGTCAATGCAAGAAGCTACGCCTATCAATTAGCTTTTACTGATCCCCGTGAAGACGTTGAAAGATATTCAATATCCATCGACAAAGATAAAAATCAGATAACCATCGAAGCGATAAAGAAATGAACCGTTCAGATGCCAAAATGATTGCAGAAGAACTGCACAAGTTTATTCGCAATGATGTGAGAAAGGCTGTAACTGAAATGGCGACTGCTGAAACCGAAGAGTATTTGAATACCAAACAAGCTGCTGTATTTCTCGGATGGAAGTTGCAAACCTTATACAATCGAATACATGATATTCCTCACACCAAAAATGGCAAGAGTCTCATTTTTACCAAATCAGCTTTGAGAAAATTCATGGAAAGAAAATAATCCCGGACGGATTTGGCCGTCTTTCCGGGAACTAACAAAACGTTCTTTGACATATTGTATAGTCTGAACAAATAAAGACTTAAAACAAGGTTTACTGCTTATCTAAAGGGCGAAATAGACCGACAAAGTAGCCAAAGCGGATTAGTGAAAAGAGTGTGAATACGGACTGCCAATAAGAAGATGCAGCACACGAATCACTAAGTTATCAAAAACAACTTATATTATGACAAAGTAAACGTAGGGCGTTTATAAATACATTCTTAACTGAATAGATACTTTAAATGATATATATACCCGTGCTTCGCAAGAAGCGGTCACCGCTAAAAAGCTACGGCCAACAATCCATCGGAACGCGGACGGGAACACATTTTAAATGCTAAAAGTATGAAAGGATTTACAGAAATGACCGAGCAAGAGATTCTTGCGTTAACGGAGGAAGATGTACAGAAATTGATTAAACTCCGCATGATGGAGGAAGGTATCAAAATCATGGATAAACCCAAAATTCCCGAATTATTTGAAATTGAGCCTGCTGATATTCAGTACTTCTCAATTCCGCTTTTGGATGGTTTTGCGTTTACTGACATTAATGAAGCGACTAAGGTTGCTGAAATTCTGAAAAGCGCGAAGTCATTGCGAAAGGTTGATTACGATTGGAATAAACTTGGGAGTGATTACAAGTTCCTTAAAAATAGTGAGAAATACAAGTTTAATGGAAACTCTGATTTTGACATCATTTCAGGATGGGCTTATTCGGATGAACTATATGCTAAGATTTCAAGCTTTGCCGCACAGAACAAGGTTATGAAAGAACAAGCTGCGAAAGACCGAAAGGAATATGACGAAAAGATGCAAGAAGCGTCCGGCATCATCTCGGAGATAAGCGGACGGGTTAAAGAGGTCAAAGTTAAGTATGAGCGATTGAATAGGCTTACTTACAAATTCGCTACTGACTATTATCCCCTTTCCGATCACAACGAGGATATGGCAATGAAATTTATGGCTAAAGCCTATTCTTTTACAGATGAAGAAAAAGAATACATATTACAGAATTACAAAGAATTACTATCCACAAGTGATGAATAAGTTTTTTAGTTAGTTATTGGCTCCTTGCTTGCGAAAGTAGGGAGTTTTTTGTAAAACTCTAAATTCATTATATGAGTAATATAGAAGATACAATTTACGATCTGCCAAATGAAGAATACCACCGTGGAGAAAGATTCAAAGATTTCCTAAGTAGTACGCAGATTAAAGATTATATGGTGTCCCCAAAGTTTGCCCGATACAAGGCGTTGCACCCGGAATTATTTGAGATAAGTATTGAAGCCTCTGAAAAAGGTTCACTGTACCATGATGCAATGGAAAGCCTTGTTAATACTGGAAAACTTGACAAGTGGCGAAATAACCTTCTTGTATTTGAGCCGCCTATAAATCCTAAAACCGGCTGTCCGTATGGACGAGATACCCAAAAATATCAGATTGCACTAATAGAGGCCAAAGAGTCAAATCCGGGTAAAACGTTGACAAGCACAACCGATATACAATTGGTTGAAACAATGGTTTATGAGCTTCTTAATAATTGCCGGGACACCTCCAAACAGATCAGGCAGATATTAAAATGGGGAAAAGCCGAAGTCAGCCATTTCGTTGAATACGAAGGATGCAAGTTCAAATATCGCCCTGATGTGGAAACGGCCAAGAAAATTGTCGACTGGAAAACATTGGCGGTTGATGATCTTCATGAAGAAACAGTTAACCGGACTATTGCCAAATTTCATTACGGTATTTCGGCAGCCTTCTACCAGTTTTTTGAACATGAACGTACTGGAGTATGGAAGGAGTTCTACTGGGTTATGCAACAAAAGACAGCTCCCTATGACGCAGTATTTGTCAGTGCAGCTAACTGGGCTTTCCATTTGGAAGACGGAATTGTGAAAATGGGTGCAAGTGCATTGGCATTCAAGAAATTGTTAGACCAGCATGTTTACTGTACACAAAACAATGATTTTGACGGTGCACAGATATTTATTCAGCCGGGATTCAAAGGGCGAAGAATAATGGTGCCGGACACACCTGCATTTGAAAAGAACAAGATGTTTAACTTTTATAATAATCAAGAGCAATGAGTAAAACAGAGAATCAATCCCCCCAACAAGGGAACTTGGGAATGGAACAACACAATGCTCCTTCACCAACAAAAACAGAACCGGTCTCCCCAACACCTTCCACACCACAACCGCCCGTTCCTTCTGCCCCACCAGCCTTTCCAGTACAACTGAAAGGATTGGAAAGTTGTTTTATCTCCCCTAAAAAGGCATTTATAGCAGCTGGTGGCACAGAACAGCAATTTGCCCGTGAAGTCAATTTCGCTATGCAGGCAATGTTGAATAATCCTTATTTGATTGACTGTGCCCGGCAATATCCCGATCATCTTGTCGAAGCAATCAAAAACGTTTCTCTTACCGGTCTGACACTCAATCCTGAACTAAGATTGGGGTATCTTGTACCATACAAAGGCAAAGTGAAGTTCCAAGCTTCATATATGGGGAAAGTTGATATTTTGATCCGCACCGGCGTTGTAAAAGATATTTATTCTGATTTGGTTTATGCTAATGACGAGTTCAGCATGACAAAAGGTACCGGTGGCACTATCATCCACAAACCCAATGTATTCGGAGAACGTGGTGATCTTCTTGGAGGCTACTATTTTGCAGTCTTGACTTCCGGTGTTGTAAAATTCGATGCAATGCCCAAAGCACGTATTGAAGAAATAAAAAGTCGTAGTGAGGCTGTCAAGAAAGGCAAGCAATCTCCGTGGGACACAGACTTTGAAGAAATGGCTCGAAAAACAATCGTGAACTGGGCTTTCAAATTCCTGCCCAAAACCGGCATTTCAGATTCCATGATTAAAGTTCTTGAAACAGAGAGCCAGTTGGATGATGAAATGTTTGAAGACTGGAAAAAGGCACAAGGTCAGAAACCGGACGATTTTGAGGAAGACGATACTCCATACGCAGAAGAAGTCAAGTAATGGATTCATGTGAAAAAATTAGTAACAGTATCACAGCGGCTAAAGAACTGATCGAAAATGAAACACGTTCTTTGGCTGCTTTACATAAAGCAAAACAGCTTGAAAAAGAGCTTCATAAATCCGGCAAGTTGTTTCGTATTCCTACAATGAACGGAATTATAGAAACAACCTGCCCGGAAAAATACATAGAATACAATAACCAGTTTAAAATCAAATTAAAATGAGAACAGTAACAGTTGAAGTGCCCGAAGGACACATGGTAAAAATCGTGAAAGAAGAAAGTATGCAACCTACTCAAAAAGTTACGGGGGGGGGTAAATTTGAATTTGAGGGTGAGACATTCATCCCCGGTGACGTAATTATCAATCCGAATCGCGGAGGGGGCAGCATGATGATTCTCTCTGAAATTAGAGAAGAAAGGCCACTCTCTTTTTTACCGGCAATTAAAGTACCTTTCGGCCTTGTCGCCTATGTTCCTTCCAATGATGAAGGTGACAGAGTTTTTGTAAGACTCACACCCGAAGCTGGTATCGGAGGCATGAAGGGATTCCGTAAAGCTACGGAAGAGGAAAAGGCAAAGATGCTTGCCGCCATGAAGGAAGAAAAACATTACTCCTTCAATTTTGAGAAGTTACAGCCTGAATATATCCCGACTGTCGGCGATGTTGTTATTGTATGGGATGATAATAGCAAAGAAAATGCGGTAGTCGGTGTTATGAATGAAATGGATAAAACAGTCAGGCCATACAAGATAAATGATGGTACTTGGTATGGGAACTGCGACAAGTTCGTTTCAGAAAACAATATAAAAATTTGATTGATGGGAAAGAGTAAATCTAAATCGGGGGGGGGGGCGAGAAATTACACTCCCCTTCTCACAGCTCGCCCAAAGGGAATGAGCTACCAAGAATATCGTGAACGCAGAGCCTATCAGAACGCATGGTTGAAAGAGCGACTGAAAGGCTTTATTTGTTATGTATCGTCTGAACTGGTTGTATATGACAAAATAACGGGATTACCCCGATTATTCAATCATCGTACAGATGATATACACAAAGCAAACATAAGGACTAACCCACAGCCATTTGTCGGTTCTGCCCGATATGGCTTAAAACCTTTATGATATGGATAAAGAACTATTTAAAGATAAGAATCCATTGCTTCGCAGACAAATGTTGGAAGACAATTGCGCAGCAGTTGAAAGAATTACCTATACTTCTCCTTTCAGCGAGGAAGAAATGGGTGAACGGAAAACGGAGTTGGCAAATATTGACCTTGACATGGCCGCACTGGAAGAAGAAAAGAAAGCTTTCATGCAAGCATACAAGGACAAACTGAAACCTAAAAAGGAACGTAAAAAAACGTTGCTTACCGATATAAAACGTGGTTATGAGGAAATTACGGATGAATGCTTTAAGTTTATGGATCGTAGCACCCGTACCACCGGATATTACAATGGTAATGGCGATTTGGTTAAAGAACGTCCGATGGAGGCACAAGAGATGCAAAAAACGGTCTTCGAGGACATTGAATCTACTGGTACGGAGGGATAAGCCATGAGAAAAGAAGAACTTATCAAGCAAGTAGCCGAATCAACCGGTATTGCTATTTGCGAAGTCCGAACAGTTATAGAAGCAGCATTGAAGGAAACCGTGGATGCAGTAGCTAATGGAAGAACTCTTTATATCAGAGGTTTTGGTACACTGTCACCCAAACACTATAAACGAAAAGTTGCTCGTAACATACACAAAAACGAGACTATTGTCATAGCGGAGCATTATACTCCACACTTCAAACCAGCCAAATCATTTAAAAACAGAACTAAAAATTTGTAGAACAACATGGAAAACGAAAAGATGCAAGTGAACTTTGCTCCGGGTGTGACCGAAGCAACCCTTAGAGTTATTGAACTTCACGAAGAAAATGAGTTACCGGTACTGGAGCCTGATAAGGTAGAATTAGCCGGAACAATTGGAAGTGTTCATGAATTTCTCTTGAAAAGAATCTCTGAAAAAGAACAGATCAATCAGAAACGTTGCTATATTCTTGTTGATCGGGAGAAAATGACACTTAAACTTGTCACCAATGAAACTGACAGTAGGAATAAAGCTACTGTAAGAGGTGAGTTGAAATACTATCCCAAGTTTCTTGAATTTGGTATTAACACAAGCAAGACATGGGAACCGGTGCAGCTTTCAAAGTTCTTCAAAATGAATCGTGCCTTCTTCAAGGATGCACAATACAACATGGAACTGGTAACAGTCTTGAAGAACTTCAAAGCCAGCATTGACTCAAAAGTGGAAAACTCCCGACAAGACAACGGTAGTCGCACTGACAATTACAGCCAAGTTGTCAACTCCAATCTTCCGGCCTCATTCAATCTTATTGTCCCGATTTTCAAAGGTCGCCCTGCAGAAGAGATTGAAGTGGAAATCATTGCAGATGTGGACGGGCGTAATATTCGATTGTCCCTTTGCTCCCCTGGTGCAGAAGTGATAGTGGAAGAGGAACGCAACAAGGCCATTGACGAGCAATTATTGTTGATCCGTAAATTGGCACCGGATATTGCCATTATCGAACAATAACAATGAAGACTGTAAAGAAATACTGGAAGCCGGTACTTGTCGTATCGGCTTTCTTCATTGGCAACCGCGTATTCAATCACATAAATGCGTGGTTGGGAATTTCAATAATTATGCTGACAGTAGCATTTATAGTTTATAATATCATTAAAAAAAAGTAGAAAATGAAAAGAAAGATTGATTTTTTGATTGTGGCACTATTTGCCGTTGTTTTGTTTGCTTCATGCGAAAGAGTTGCTCCCAATTATGCCGGTGTCCTTATGGAGAACTACGGCAAACAAGGGAAAGAAGATTTTAAAATCGTTGCCGGTAAGGTATCTACATGGGAATTAGGCACAGAGCTTTTTCAAGTTCCGCTATTCGATCAGCGCGGAGAATTTTCTGATCCAGTCACACTAAAGGCAGCCGACAATACAGAGTTTACAGCCCGGCCAACTTACTCTTATAAAGTAATGAAAAACAGGGCTATTGATATTGTATTTGATAACAAGCATATTGATAAGGCTGACACCCCATCGGGAAAAGATGGCTTTATGCAATCATTAGAAGATAATATTTTGGAGCCACGTATATATGATCTTATCAAAGAAGAAAGTCGCAAACATAAAACAGACAGTCTGATGGCTGACGGTGGTTCATTGGTATTTGAAAAGAGACTGGAACAGATCGTTGATAAAGAATTTGAGAAACGGGGATTGCAGTTGTTGACCTTCTCCGCACAATTGGAATTTTCAAGAGCTGTCCGCGATAAAATAGATAGCCGTAACGAGGTAAACACTAATATTTCGGTACTTGATCAGAAGATTGAAGAACAAAAGAAGCAAAACGAACTGGAGCAACTAAAAACAGAACAAGCTTTAATTGCGTCCCGTGGACTCACCCGTGAGATTTTATATAAACAATTTATAGACAAGTGGGACGGGAAGACACCTCTATATGGCATTGCTCCTGAATTTTTAAAAATGACAAAATAATATGCTGACATTTCAACAAAGAAGAGATACGATATTGTCTCAATTTGCACAAGCAAAAGCCGATTTGGAAACACTTAATAGTGATATTGATGCAGAAATCGAAAAGAATAAATCTGTTATTTCTACACTAACTTCTAAAAATACAGAATTGGCCTCTTTAAAAAGTAATAATGAAGGCTCAATCAAGACTTTTGCTAAATTCCTAAAATAATAATTATCAACCCGATTAATAATCAGCTTCTCCCGGTGTGGCTTGACCGCCTATCCGGGAACTATCATGCCTCACCTTTTTTCTTCTCTTTGCAAGTCGAGTCGAGTACGCTGCATACGCTCCACGACGGTAGATACTACAAAGAGTCTTTTTGTTCATGTAAAATGCCTCTATTGTAGAGGCAAACGGATAAGTGGCGAAATCGGAAGACGCTTAGTTTCTGTGGTAAAAATGCACGAATAGCATCACGAGTCAGGTAATATGCTATTAACACTTGACATACGTACAAACGGAAGCAGAAACGAAAATCCTGATTGCAACAGTTCCCGGTTCGAGTCCGGGCTTATCCACATAAATCAATCATTATGAAAGTTGAAATCCCCGACTATTTCCTAAAATCCTTTATCCGACATTTTGAAAGGATAACCGAGAATTGTAAAGCTTCACCTTCTGACATCAAGACCAGTGAAGCACTAAGGCTTGGAAAGAAAGATGTAATTAAGCTCAAAAGATTTGTAAACAAAAAAGTATAATTTATGAAACGAAGGATCATAGGTATAGATGTTGGCAAAAACGGTGGAATTGTAGTGTACGACACCGAGAATAACAAATTATTGGAGTGTATCAAAATGCCACCAACTCCCAAAGACTTATTAGATTTTCTCTCCATATACAAAGAAAATAGCGTTTGTTATTTGGAACGAGTGAATGGCATGACCGGACAAAGTGCTTCTGCCTCTTTTGTTTTTGGAGAAGGTTACGGACAGCTGACTATGGGATTGATAGCTTGTGGGATTCCGACAGTAACAGTATCTCCACAAACTTGGCAAAAAACTATAGGATTACGAAATACAGACAAATTGGGTAAGACAGAATGGAAAAACATCTTAAAGAAGAAAGCCCAACAGCTGTTCCCGTATGCAAAAGTTACATTGGCAACTTCGGATGCCTTACTAATATGTGAATATGGTAGAATTAAAGAAAAGGAATAATGGAAAAATTAAAAAAATGTAGCAAATGTGGCCGGGAACTTCCGGTCAGTGAGTTTTGGAAAAATGCTTCAACCGAAGATGGATTGCAGACATATTGTAAAGAGTGCGGTAATGTTTATGCCAGAAACCGTAAGAAAACTCCGGGGGGGGGGAATTTGAAGAAAATATATTCCAATCCTGAATTGGCAAAATTTTCTCCACGGGAACTTATCGCAGAATTGAAAGCACGTGGATATACCGGAGAATTGAAATACACCCAAACAATATCATTATAAATGGAAAAGTTACGTCTATTGGTTACAACCAAATGTCCGAACAAATGTCCTATGTGTTGCAACAACTCATGGGATTTTTCAAAATTACCAGTTGTTGAGCACTTTAATTACAAAGAGATCATGATAACTGGTGGAGAACCACTTTTGTTTCCTGAAAAACTGGCAAATTTGGCTGAAAGTATCAAAACCGTTCAAAAATTGGCCTATGGTAATAAAGGAAAATTATTTCTATATACGGCACTGGCTGATATGCTCCCCAATTATATCAGATACTTCGATGGAGTTGTTTACACTCCACATTCTGTTAATGATGTTCATAGTTTATTGGAGGCCAATAATTTTTTGTTGGATTACAAAGATGAACTTATGGAAAGTAAATCTCTTCGGCTCAATCTTTTTCCTGATATTAAAAAGCATATTCCTGACAACACAGACCTTTCGTTATGGAAAGTAAAAGATATGCAATGGATCAAAGATTGCCCGGTTCCGGCTGATGAAGAGTTCAAAAGAGTAGCTGAATTATGGGAGGTGGAATGATGAAAGATGTAATTACCCCCCCCCATACACAACATCTCTATCCTTATCGCTGGTCTTTAGAAGATGCTGTTTTTACTAAAGATAAAGGAAAGGTATTTTCTTGTTTTGCATGTGGCGGTGGCTCTACTATGGGTTACAAAATAGCAGGTTACGATGTTATTGGCTGTAATGAGATTGATCCACGAATGATGAAATGCTATGAAACAAACCATCATCCCCAGTATAGTTATTTGGAAGATATTCGTGATTTAGTGAAAAGGAATAATCTTCCCGAGGAACTGTACCATTTAGATATATTGGACGGATCACCACCTTGCAGTACATTTAGCATGTCGGGATTACGTGAAGATGCGTGGGGTAAAGAAAAGAAATTCAAGGAAGGTCAAAAGACACAAGTTTTAGACACGCTCTTTTTTGATTTTATTGCACTTGCCAAACGCTTAAAACCTAAAGTCGTTATTGCTGAAAATGTGAAAGGACTTCTTTTAGGGAATGCGATTGATTATGTCAGACGTATATACAAAGACTTTGAGGAAGCTGGTTATTATTGTCAGCATTTTCTTCTTGATGCTTCTAAAATGGGAGTACCTCAAAAAAGAGAACGTGTATTCTTTATATGTATCAGGCATGATTTGGGAGTCCATTTCCTAAAAGTTTCAGACCTCTTCAATGTTGAGCCATACATCGACATGGAATTTAATGAATCGGAAATATATTATGGGGAATATGCGGATTACAAGGGAAAGCCTATTGGTGTAAAAATGAGAAAGTTATTTGAGCAGAGAGTGGCAGGAGATATTGCTTTGGCAGAGGCCTATAAGAAACAAACTGGAAAACGAGGCTTTTTTAATCAACAATATCTATATGAGAACAAAGTAAGCTACACCCTAACAACTCATGCAGACTCAATTATTCCTTTTAAGCAGCCTATATATTTATCACGGTCAGAAGTATGTAATATATCCACATTTCCACAAGATTATCATTTCCTCAACCAATCCCCACATTATATCTGTGGAATGAGTGTACCACCCGTTATGATGGCGCACGTAGCCTCACGAATATGGAAATATTGGTTATCTAAATTATAAATCAAATGAAATCAGAAGAATTAGCAACCCAGTGGTGTCGGGATCATCCTGATGCAACATTGGAACAAGCATTCATGGCCGGATTAGGCCATAAGATGAATATGAATAAGGATTCTCTTTCTGCAAGGAAAGACAAATTCAGAAGTGAAGTCCTCATGTATAGAGGGAAATATCCTGATGATATGTTGAAGGACTTTTTCGAGTATTGGACTGAATGCGGAGGACGGAAAATGCGCTTTGAGAAGGAACGTACATTTGAAGTTTCCAAACGTTTAGTCAGATGGTCTAATAATGATTTTAACAAGTATGGGAAACAACTTAATTCAAGTCAACAGCAATCTCCCGGCAACCGAAAAGAAAGCGTTGAAAGACTTGCTGACCTTGCAAGCGGAGTATTACAAGGGATTGCACGTAAGTTCGATTAAAGAAGCTGTTCTCAACACTCCTAACCTACCACTCTCCGTTATAAGAAAAGAAATCACATTGGCTGGCGCAAGAGCCATACTGGTAATTGCGATTAACGAGCTTGTGTCTTTTTTCAATGTTGGAAAAACGATGAATGATGTTCAAGTGGCACTTACCGCTGATCTAATAATAGACAGATTCTATTATCTAAAATTGGAGGAAATCAAATTGTGTTTCCGTAATGCTATGGCTTCCGGTAAGATTTACGATAGACTGGACGGTAATATCATTCTCGGCTGGTTAAATGAATACGATGCACAGCGTGATGAAATTGTTTCTTCTCTTTCAATTAATGAAGCCCATGAACAAAATAATAACAGCACTGGAATGTTCTACGGAGAATATATCAAACATCTAACTGAAAGATCGGAAAATGGAGATGAAGAGGCCAAAGAATTATTGGAATCCCATCAATCATTCATACAAAGGATGAAATCAAATGATAAAGAAGCCGCTTTCAAAAAATGGAAAGAAGAATATTATGGAAGAACTAAGAGACAAACTACTTGACTGGGCGAAACAATTTGAAACACCTGATTTTATAAAAGATGATCCTATATTTTTTCCACATAAGTACAATGATAAAAAGGACATAGAAATCAGTGCCTTTCTTACTTCATGGATAGCTTTCGGGAATCGCAAACTGATAATGCAGCAAGCAGAAATTTTGGATAATCTAATGGGTAATTCTCCTTATGCCTTCATTATGAACAAAGTATGGGAACAATACAAAGAAAATACAAATACCTTCTACCGTATGTTCACCTACCATGACTTCTTCTGCATTTGCCAGCGGTTGTACAACATATATCAGGAATGGGATGATTTGGAAGTATTTTATGAGGGTTACAACAATGTTATCCGTGAAATACAAACAGATTTTGGTGGCGTAAAAGGTATTCCAAAATTGGAGCGTGATTCTCCATGCAAGCGTATTTGTCTGTTTCTACGGTGGGTAGTACGAAAATCGCCGGTGGATTTAGGTATTTGGAATATTATTCACCCGACAGAATTATACATACCATTGGATGCACATGTTGCAAAAATGGCACACCAGCTTGGGATAACAACACGCAAAACAGAGGACTGGAAAATGGTTCAACAAGTAACCAATTACATGAAAACAATTTTCCCGGATGATCCGTGCCGGGGAGATTTTGCATTATTCGGATATAGTATTAACAATAAATAATTTACATTATGTCAGAACTTAAAATCACACAAGAAAAGGTAACAGCCGCTTTTAGTGAAGCAAACGACTGTCCTAAAGCAATTAGTATTCTAACAGCCCTATTCGGAAAGCAAAAGCCGGATTATACAGATTATCACAATATTAAAACCTACGAAGATGCTTGTGAAGCAATAGGTGTAAAACCTATTGTTCGCCTACTTGTTGAGGATGAAGACGGACACAAAGAAGAAGTGGCTGATATTGCACACCTCGCCTACATCAAACTATGCACAATTGCTCGTGCATTGAACAACGATCCTGATTTTCCACGATTTACTAAAGATGAATACCGTTATACGCCGTGGTTTTATCTTTATAATCAGAAAGAAATTGATGAAATGGACGAAGAGGATCGTAATCAGCTGGTTCTTTGGGGCGGTTATGCGTTGGACGGTGCGTATTGCGGCCTCGCTTATGCGTCCTCGCATCTCGGTTGGTCGGTCTCGACTGCGGATTTCGGCTCTCGCCTTGCTGTAAAATCAAGTGAAATCGCAATTTACTTTGGAGAACAATTCAAAGAATTGTGGAAAGACTTTCTGATTGGAAAAAAGTAATCACACTGGGGAGGCCGCATCAAAGCGGCCTTTTCCATACCTTTTAAATCTATGACTCCAAAAGAATTTTTCGACAAAGTGGTGGAAATGCGCCGTTGCCAAAAAGAATATTTCAAAAATAAGAGACAGATAGATTTACGAATAAGTAAACAAATTGAGCGTGAAGTAGATGAAGAAATTGAACGTGTTCAAAAAATCCTTCACGACAAACAGAATCCGCAACTCTTTTAGACTATGGTTAATATGAAAATCCTTGACCTGCCATTAAAAGCAAAATGGTATGAAATGATCGAATCCGGAAATAAGAAAGAAGAATACAGAGAGATCAAGAAATACTGGATCGGAAGATTAGCAAAATGTGGAGGTCGCAATTCCTATGAAAAGACTGGTTTCTATTGTAAGAAAGCTATTTGTTTTTCTTGTATTACACGTGGAAACGGCTTTCACCCCAAAGAATACACTCATGTTTGCTTCCGTTTTGGCTACACCAAACGGACAATGCTTTTTGAACTTGAATCTATAACCATCGGAGTTGGTAACACCAATTGGGGAGCACCGGATAACGAATGTGTATTTATACTTAAACTGGGAAAATGTATCAAAAAAAATGAAAGTAAGGACTCAACAGAATTTCAACCGAAAAACTCGTGAAACAGTATTCGGTATCAGCATCATGCCTGACGGTGGCAGAAGATATTGTAAATACCCAATAGGCCACCAAGAATACAAAGACTATACCCAAGCACACCAAGCTATGAAAGATGTACAAAAGATATTGGATAATGGAGGCCGATTAGTGTATTCTCCCAAAGGTAGTGCCGGGATTAATAAAAATGAATATGTAAAAATTGAAATGACATAAAAATGAAAATATTAGTAAGTTTTTCAGGTGGTAAGGATTCACAAGCATGTTTGATCCAAGCCTTCAAACAATATGGGGGGGGAATTTAATCGCTGTGTTTTGTGACACCGGCTGGGAACACCCTGACACATATAAACATGTGAATGATGTTTGTCTGCAAATGGGAGTAAGACTTATAACTCTCAAATCAAAATACGATTTTGTGTCTTTGGCAGTTCACAAGAAAAGATTTCCTTCCACGAATGCACGGTTTTGTACCAGTGAACTAAAAATGAAGCCAATGATTGATTATGTACTTTCTTTGAAAGAAAGCTGCATTATTATACAAGGTATCAGAGCCGGAGAAAGTACAGCACGTGCGGCAATGGAAGAGGAATGTATGTACTTCAAATCGTATTTTCAACCTAATAAGAAAGGAAGAACTGAAAACTACCGAAGTAAGGATGTCAAAGAATGGTGTTCCCAATTTGACGCTTCTGTTCTAAGACCGATCTTCAAATGGAGTGCACAGCAAGTTATAGATTGCATACTGGATGCAGGGCAGAAACCGAATCCATTGTATTATCGTGGATTCTCACGTGTTGGATGTTTCCCGTGTATCATGTGTCGGCATAAAGAAATTGAACTTATAGCCAAAAACCGAACAGAAATGAAGAAGATACTAATAATCTGCGTACTTTTCGCTCTGATAGCGGGATGCGCATCACCAAGAAATTCAGTTGAGAATCATCCGGCAAAGAATTCACCTCAACCGGATGCACTGCCAGATAATAAAGAAAACCGCTTCACAAAACAGTTTCAAGAAGCAGATTCAATATTTACTCAAAAACATTTATTAGAATGAAGACATTAGACGAAAAGGCTGCCGAATATGCAGCAGGGGTTGTAGCTGAGTTCCCTGAACTTGCAAGCTACAAAGGAACTATTGAAACCATTTACGGACAAGGGGCAATGGAATGTGAATTACTTGGAGAAGAAACGGGAACCTTTGGGCAAGCACTTGAATCTCTCAAACGAGGGCATCTCGTTACTCGTAAAGGATGGAACGGTAAGGGTATGTTCATATTCATGCGTCCTGAAGATTGTTTATCAACGGAAAAGGTTGTTAATCATGTTAAATCACTTCCCGAATCATTCAAAAAATGGATAGCCAACAATTATGGAGATTCGGAAATTGATAAAATCAAATTTACTGCATACTTATGTATGAAAGCTGCCGATGGCACCGTTGTAAATGGTTGGCTTGCATCACAGACGGATATGCTTGCTAACGATTGGGTGATAGTTGAATAAGCGCATTGTCATACGGCGGTTGAATGTCTGCCGTATGGCTCAAAACTAAATAGAAATGAGTAAAACAACAATTTATTATCTATTCCTAATAGCAATGTATATGCTGCTAGGATAGATGGAAAGGAGAAATATGGATAAAGATAAATTCAACAAAGCAATAGAAATCAACAATAAAATAGAGGAATACAAAGATCATAAGATGGCACTTGAAAATTCTAACATAAAATATGGTGGTGGATTGATATTTACATACAACAGAATGCACAATGATGTACCATTAAAGGAAGAAATTTTTGGTAAGAATTTCCTTCAGTGCTATATGTATGCTTTGGATAGTAAGATAAAAGAATTACAAAAAGAGTTTGACAAATTATGAAAAAAGATATGAGTAAAAAAAGAACAATGCAAATAGACGTAATTGAGGAAGTAAAAGGAACTCAATTCATGCAATGCAAACTGTATATAGATGGCAATGCGAGTGTTATTCTTATGAATAAAATCGATTATGAAAGGCTGTTAAGCGATAGTTTTTTTGTGCGTGATGGTAAAAATCGGGATTCAGCCGGAGTGTTGAATACAACCAATACTTTCATTGAAAAAAATTAATACTCAAAACGATATAGAAAGGAACTAATATGGGAAAGAATATCAAAGGTCTTGCTGGCTCAACCATCTTCAATCAAAAGATGGTTGAACAAATGAATGGCATAAACAAAAACAATAAAGGGAAAGCATCCCCAATTTATATACCAACTAAAAAACGGAAGTAATGGAAGCTAAATTTAGGATTGGAGAAAAAGTAAAAATAGCCAATCATCCAGATAAATCTAAGATTGGCAAAGAGGTTGAGATAATTAACCTCCATCATTCTAATTTTAATCCACAAAAGGGATATGTGGATGAATGGTTATACAATGTATGGGATGGTGCGAAATCTTTAGGATGGGCACCTGAGTGCGACTTGGTAATTAATAAACCTTCATAACAAATTAATTATGAAGAAAATACTACTTATCTGTACACTCCTTGTTTTGTTAACTGGATGTACTGCACCAAGAGATTATAAAAAGAATCGCTTCACAAAACAGTTTCAAGAAGCGGATTCCATGTTTAATGAAAAATATAGATTAAATGAGTAAAAATAATATAGCTCAACAATACAATAGTATGGTTGCAAGTATTGAAGATGCTAAAATTTATGATGGCCGGGGAGAATATAACCTATATGAATGTAATAAATGCAATAATTATAAGGTAACTCTATACAAAGACAAAGGTGTAACTCCCTTCATCATGAGATGTAAATGCGGAGGGGATATGATGCATACGAAATCTTCAAAGCAGGCTCCACCGTCATACGTGAAAGTTTATAATTGGGTACGTCCCAATTTGGAGCAAACAATGTCATTGAGTGAAGGTATGCGTAATCATATTCTAAATGGAGGATTAATATTAGAAGATGAATTAAAGTGATCTGATAAAATGAAAGAAATAACTATTGGTGATAAACCTTTAATGTAAATGTTTTAAGCCTTGCTATCAATAAAGATAACAAGGCTTAAAAGA